CGGGTGATCTTCGGACCCCGAGTCTTTTTATGCGTAAATTTAGAAAGAGTGGTAACGAATGAAACAGTATATTGGAACAAAAATCGTTAAAGCAGAACCTATGACACGCGGTGATTATAACGATTATCGAGGATGGCAGATTCCTGCAGATGAAGATCCGATGGATGAAGGATACTTGATGGAATATGAGAATGGACATGAGCAGTGGTTGCCAAAAGAAATGTTCGAAACTGATTATATCGAATATGACAAAAACAAATTACCGGCAACAGCTGTTGGCATGATAAGTACAGATTATAAAGAACGTTTCAAGGCAGAATATGCTCAGTTAGTAATTCGTTATGAAGGATTAAAGGGAATGCTTAAAAAGTGGGATGATGGAACACTTGAGTTTGAACCAACTTGCCCTCGTAGCATTTACAACATGCAGATCAAAGCAATGTCTGAGTATATTGCAGTGCTTGAAGCAAGGGCAGCGATTGAAAATGTAGATTTGATGTCTGAGTAAAAGGAGAAGCAAAATGATTATTACAGGAATGGATCACTTTCAGAGTGTTTGCAAAAGAAAAATGGTTGATTGGTATAACAAGAGCGATAACCCACAAAAAGGACCTAACGACGTTCAACCGATTGATCTGAGTAATGTATTTGTTGTATGGAGCTGCAAGACCTTGCAGAATTACAAATGCCTGGTATCTACTACAGTAAGTGGGGACGGTATCTATGCAGAATACACGTACAACGGAGACAAACAGGAACTATATGAGGACGTGTATAAGCTGACAAATACATGTCACACAGAAGAATAAAAGCCGGAGCAATCCGGCATAAGGACCTCTAGCTCAGCAGGTCAGAGCAGTCGGCTCATAACCGATTGGTCCAGGGTTCGAGTCCCCGGAGGTCCATTTGAAATATAGGAGGGAAAACATATGATCAGATTACAAGTAGAAGATTACTGCCAGAACTGTGAAGAGTTCAAACCTGAAACACAGGTTATGAGCAGAGGATATGTAGGGACTGGTTGTAAAGTGGATACAATAATTCGATGCAGTAATGCTCAGAAATGTGAGAAACTATGCGAGTACCTGAAGAAGGAGGGTGGTAATGTGTGAATGAAGAAAAAAACTACATATTGGCAGAATCTGATTATGTAGCCGGAATGAAGTATAAAGACATTGCTACCAAGTATGGAGTCTCGATGAATACTGTGAAATCGTGGAAGAAACGATACGCATGGTCGAGGAACAAAAAGACAAAATGCATCCAAAAGGGGTGCACACAAAATAAAAAGGGTGCACACAAAAAAGAAGCCGTTGCAGAGGATGTAAGTCAGGTCGTGATCAACGATGAACTTACCGATCAGCAGCAGCTTTTTTGTTTGTATCAATCTAGGATGTTTAATTACACGAAAGCTTACATGAAAGCTTATCCAGGATGTACTTATGCATCTGCTGCCGTATTAGGAAGCAGACTTATGAAGAATCCAGTGATCAGAAAAGAGATTGAACAGCTAAAGCAGAATCATATGAACAGAGAATTGCTAAAGCAGGAAGATATCTTTCAAAAGTTTATGGATATTGCATTTGCGGATGTAACAGATTATGTATCGTTTGGGCGAGAAAATATTCAAGTTATGGGTGCTTTTGGTCCAGTAATGGTAGAAAACAAAGAAACTGGAGAAAAAGAGGTTCTCGAAAAAGAAGTTAATACTGTGAAATTCAAACAATCTGAAGATGTTGATGGAACGCTGATCACGGAAGTGAAGCAAGGAAAAGACGGAGCGAGCATTAAGCTGGTTGATAAGATGAAAGCTTTGCAATGGCTTGCAGACCATATGGATATTGCTACAGCTGAACAGAAAGCGAAGATCGAACAGATTAGAGCTAAGACAGCGATCATGTCCGGAACATCCGAAGAAGAGACAGAAGACGATGGATTCATCGAAGCCTTAAAAGGTGAGGTGGCAGATGTATGGGAAGAAGAATAAAGAAAGCTGTCTTTAAGTTTCGGCCATTCTCTAAGAAGCAGAAAAAGATACTTACCTGGTGGCTACCAAATTCGCCAGTGCATGATCAAGATGGAATCATAGCAGATGGAGCTATTCGATCGGGGAAAACAGTTTCTATGTGTTTATCCTTTGCAATGTGGGCAATGGAAACGTTCAATGGCCAGAACTTCGGTATGTGCGGTAAGACGATTGGTTCTTTCCGGAGAAACGTACTCTTTTGGTTAAAGCTTATGCTTAAGAGTCGAGGATACCACGTTGAAGATCACAGAGCTGATAACTTAGTTGTTATCCGGAGAGGTGGCAAAGAAAATTATTTTTACATCTTTGGCGGTAAGGATGAGCGATCACAGGACTTGATACAGGGTATCACACTTGCAGGAGTCTTTTTTGATGAAGTGGCACTGATGCCTGAATCTTTTGTTAACCAGGCAACAGGACGATGTTCCGTTGATGGATCTAAATACTGGTTCAACTGCAACCCCGATGGACCTTATCATTGGTTTAAAACTAACTGGATTGATCGTGCAGATGAAAAGAAACTTGTCTATCTACACTTTACGATGGACGACAATTTAAGCTTATCTGAGCGAATTAAAGCTCGATATCGAGCAATGTATACCGGAGTGTTTTATAAACGTTATATCTTAGGTCTGTGGGCCGTAGCTGAGGGAATTATTTACGACATGTTTAATATAGAAAAGCATGCCACATCAGAAAAGCAGTCAACAACCGGCAGTAAATACGTCAGTGTCGATTATGGTACACAGAATGCGACAGTATATCTTTTATGGGAGAAGAACCAGAAAGGTCAGTGGGTTGCTACGAAAGAATATTACTATTCTGGCCGAGATGAGACCACGCAGAAGACCGATGGAGAGTATGCAGATGACATGGAAGAGTTCCTGGAAGGAATCAATGTTGAATCGATCATTGTCGATCCGGCAGCAGCATCCTTTATCGCAGAGCTTAAGAAAAGAGGATTCAAGGTTAAGAAAGCAAAGAATGATGTACTTGATGGTATTCGATTTGTCGGAAATCTGTTAAATCTAGGTGTATTACTGTTCTCTGAATGTTGTAAAGAAACAATCAAAGAGTTTGGCTCTTATATCTGGGATGATAAGGCATTGGAACGTGGAGAAGATAAACCAGTGAAGCAACATGATCATTGCATGGATGCAGTGAGATATTTTGCTTACACGATCGTAAGACGTGAACGAAAATGGAGTTGATTAAATGATAAAAGAAATTATTGAGCGAATAAGGCAGGTGATAAGAAAAATGCTTGGAAAAGAAAATATTAAGGATGCGATCGGAGTTGATATTGCCGTATCGGACAAGATGGCAAGAGAAATTGATCTCTGGTCGAAGATGTATAAAAATCAGCCGCCTTGGAAACGAAAAGATCTAAAGCTTTGCGGATTGCCTGCTGCCATTGCCGGAGAATTTGCAAGGCTTGTTACGTTAGAACTAAAGACAGAGATCACAGGGAATAAGTTTCTGAATGATGAATATCAAACTGTGATTGATAATATACGAACCTATACGGAATATGCCTGTGCAAAGGGTGGACTTGCAATGAAGCCTTACGTGTCGGATGGGCATATAGAAGTGGACATGGTTCAGGCCGATCGGTTCTTTCCTGTAAAATTTAATTCCAGAGGAGAAGTTATTGCAGCAGTATTTATGGAAACTGTCACGATAGGAAAACAGGTATATACAAGACTGGAATATCATCGACACGATGAAAAGACGGCTACATACTACATTATCAACAAAGCTTTTGTAAGGCAGGACCTTGATAACGTTGAGGTGTTAGGAAAAGAAGTACCGCTTAGTGCTGTACCGGAGTGGGCCGATCTTGAAGAAACCGTCACAATCATAAATGTGAAGAAGCCGTTATTTGCATATTTCAAGATTCCGAACGCAAATAACGTTGATGATTCATCTCCGTTGGGAGTATCTGTATATTCCAGAGCGGTAGATGACATCAAAGAAGCGGATTATCAATGGACGAGGATATTATGGGAATTTGAGGGATCTGAATTAGCAATTGATGGAGACGTTAGCTTATTTAAGCGAAAAGAAAACGGAGAATTTGACCTTCCAAAAGGAAAAGAAAGACTTTTCCGAATGATGGATTTTGACGATGATAAGGAGCAGTACAAGGTATTTGCACCGCCGATCCGTGATGAGAGCCTTATCAATGGATTTAATGCGATTCTTCGTAGGGTAGAGTTTAATTCTGGATTGGCATATGGAACTCTGAGCGATCTGAACACAGTTGATAAGACTGCAGAAGAGATTAAGACAAGTAAACAACGATCATACAGCACAGTATCTGATATTCAAAAAGCTTTGCAGAAAGCATTAGAACAATTAATCTATGCAATGGATGTGATCGCACAGCTTGCTAATCTAAATGGTGGCAAGAAATACGAGATCAGTTTTGACTGGGACGATTCGATCGTGATCGACAAAGAACAGGAACTGCAGAGTATGCAGCAGGATGCAACTGCAGGACTGATCCGAAAAGAAATATACATTGCGGCCAAGTATGGCGTATCTGAGGAAGAAGCATTGAAAATGATGCCGGCACAGGATGATCGTTTTACCATCCAGGAAGAGTAGGTGATCACAGATGCTTGATCCGAAGTATTTGGAAAAGTTCTCCGATCAGTTACTTGGCATCATTGACACTCTGACAATAACGATCATATCTGATATGGCAAAAAGAATCGTAAAGATGGGAAATGTATCAGAGTCAACAAAACATCAGGCTGAAGTTTTACAGAATGCAGGTCTTGTTTATAAAGATACGATCAAGCGAGTAAGTCAGGTATCTGGATATCAAAAGCATGAAGTTCAGAGAATGTATGAAGAAGCAGGTGTTAGGAATTTAAAGAACGAGGCTGTATATTACAAACAGGCAGGCAAAGAAGATATTAAGTTAAATCAGTCCAATGGAATGCAGAGAATCTTGCAAGCAAATATCAGAAAAACATGCCAGGAACTTGATAATCTCACGATGACAACCGCAGTAAGATCACAGTCAGCTTACATACAAGCTTGTAATAGAGCACAGATGAAAGTTAGTTCTGGAGCATTCAGTTATGACAAAGCAATTGCAGATGCGATCAAAGAGGCAGCAGTGCAGGGAACAGAAGTCTTATATCCGTCACAGCATGTCGATAAATTAGATGTCGCGGTAAGAAGAGCTGTACTTACCGGAGTAAACCAGACTGCAGCAGAAATGAACTTGCAATACGCAAAAGATCAGAACTGTGATTATGTTGAAACAACTGCACATGAAGGAGCAAGACCGGAACATGCCGTATGGCAAGGGAAGGTTTTTTGTTTATCTGGGACGGATCCGAAGTATGAAAACTTCTATGAAGCAACAGGATATGGAACAGGACCAGGGTTATGCGGTTGGAATTGCCGCCATAACTTCCATGCATTCTTCCCAGGAATATCGACACCAGCATATACGCAAGAAATGTTAGATGATTATTCTGCAAAGAATGTGGAATACAATGGAAAGCAATTTACAGAATATGAAGCAAGTCAGATGCAGAGAAGTCATGAACGACAGATCAGAGAAACAAAGAGGAAACTTGCTGGATATAATTCAGCGATCAGTGAAGCGAAAGATGATACTTTGAAAAATACTTTACAGAATCGCTTTAATGAAGAATCTGTAAGATTAAAGAAACAGGAAGCGGCATTGAAAGCTTTCTGTAAAGAAACAGGAAGAAGATATGAATCTGCCAGAGTTCAGATCCATGCAGTGAAGAACAAAGCAGGAGATATCGTTGGATTTGGTCGTAGTGTTGCACAGAAAGCTGTATGGAGTAACAGAAAAACAAAAGTCAATGAATCTAAATTTACAGAACGATTAACTGATTTTAATTTAGGACAAAAGGATCTGATCAATCATTGGAGTGTTCAGAGAAATTTGAATAAGTCCGACATTGGAAAAGAGACAATGAAATATATTGTTGATCATCCGGAAATTAATATAGAATTAGCATATCATGTTGATAATCCAGATAAATTATACGGAAAGCAATGGAAAGATAATATTCGTATTTATGCATCAGACACAAAAACAATTGAAAAAACCGCTGAAACATTGATTCATGAAATAACACATCATCGATATGATATTGGTGGATCACAGTGGTCAGAATGCGTTTGCAGAGCTCAGGAGTTAAAACATAAGTATCGCCGTAATACATTGACTGCAGATGAATTAAGAAGTATAATTAAAGAAATAAAAGAATTGTATCCAGAATTACCGTGGAGGTGATTATATATGAGATTTTGGGATGAAGTTGATGAAGCAATTAAAAAAGTAAGACAAGGGCAAGAAGCAACTTGTCCATTATGCAAAAAAGGAAAGTTAGTGCCAGTTGGAAATCCAAAAACAACAAAATCATTTTATTGCGATGCATGTAAAGAAAAACTTAATTTAGATTAAACGCCACCTGATCAATGTCAGGTGGTATTTTTATACGAAATTTTAAGAAAGGAGCAGCGAAACATGAAGTCAGCAGAATAGAAGGGATGGTGATCCAAATATCTCCCCGCAGCAGGGTTAAGCTGCAGAGGACACGCAGAGAGATCTGGGTGTTATTTTTATGCAAAGAAATAACATTGGTCAGCTGATCAGACCTTAAACAGTCGGTTCGTGGCGGTCGGTTACACGCCTAAAACAACCTAATACGAAAGGAGCATAGTAACATGAAAACAGATTTTTTAAAAGGTTTAAATCTTTCCCAGGAAGTGATCGATAAGATCATGGCTGAGAACGGAAAGGATATCGCAGCAGAACAGAAGAAAGCAGAGAAGATCACTCAGGAGCGAGACAGCTATAAGCTTAAAGCGGAGAATCTTGAAACTCAGGTAAACGATGCAAATGCAGAGATTCAGAAGTTTAAAGACATGGATATTGACGGCATCAAGCAGGCAGCAGATGACTGGAAAGAGAAAGCTGAGAAAGCAAAGAGTGATGCAGATGCTCAGATTTCAGAAATGAAATTTGATTATGCGTTAACTGCAGCATTGGCAGGAGCGAAAGCCAGAAACAGCAAAGCGGTTAAAGCGTTACTTGATATGGACGGACTGAAACTAAACGATGGAAAGATCATTGGTTTAGACGAACAGCTGTCACAGATCAAGGAAGAAAACGGCTTTTTGTTTGAAAGCGATGAACCTGCACCAACAATCGTTAAAGGAACAAATGGTGGTTCCGGCGGTATTGGTGGAAAGAAACCAAGTGAAATGACATATTCGGAACTCTGTGACTATATGGAACAGAATCCCGGAGCAGAAATTTAAATAAAGGAGTAAAAAATGGCAGGAGCAAAATTTGATTCTAAATCATTTAATCCTCAGGCATTTGGTGCTTATACAGAGAGGATTCCAAATTTAAAAAGAAACGAACTGATCAAATCAAGAGCCTTAAAAGGTAATCAGGATATTAAAAATACGTTCAGTTCTCAGACAGGAACATCATATGCAACTTTACCAATGCATGGTTTAATTGGTGGAACTGCACAGAATTATGATGGCGAGACCGATCTTACATCGGACAGCACAGATACATTCGAAAGAGGTGTTGTTGTAGTTGGACGTATGAAAGGATGGACAGAACGAGACTTTTCCGAAGACATTACAGGCGGTGTAAGCTTTATGGATAATGTTGCAGCACAGGTGAATGACTATAAAGCCGATCTTGACCAGTTGACCATTGTAAAAGAACTGGAAGGTATCTTTGCAATGACAGGAAAAGAAAACAAGACTTTCGTGGATAATCATACTTCTGATATTACAGAAGTTACTGCAACAGATAAGGATGGGAATGTTAAAAATGTTGTACAGGCAGATACTTTAAATACAGCTTTACAGAGAGCATCAGGGGATAATAAATCCAAATTCACAATTGCGATCATGCACAGTGCAGTTGCAACAAATCTTGAAAATTTGAAGCTGTTAAAATATATGACTCAGACTGATTCAAATGGTATTGAACGACAGTTAACACTTGCAACATGGAATGGCCGTTTAGTTCTGATCGATGACTCTATGCCAACGGAAGAAGTTGCTGCAGTAGAAGAAAGCGGAACAAAAGGAGAGTCTGGTTATGTTGCGGCACAGGAAGCTTATACGAAATATACAACCTTCGCATTAGGAGATGGAGCATTTGATTACGAAGACATTGGTGCAAAAGTCCCATATGAAATGTATCGTAATCCAATGAAAAATGGTGGGGAGGATACATTGTTTATGAGACAGAGAAAAGTATTTGCCCCATATGGAATTTCTTATACAAAGAAAAAACAGGCTACAAATTCGCCAACAGACGCAGAACTTGCAGATGGATCTAACTGGGAACTTGTCAACAACGGAAAAACTGGTCAAGATAAGAAAGTAATCGATCATAAAGCAATTCCAATTGCAAGAATCATTTCCAGAGGATAGGCGGTGATCCGGTATGGTGGAATATGCAGACAGGGATTTTTATGAAAATACATTTCATGGCGAGATCATACCGGAGAAAGCTTTCCCTAGTATGGTCTTAAAGGCGAGTATCTTTGTGAAGTTTCTTACATTTTCCAGAGTCGATGATATGACAGAAATTCCAGAAGAAGTAAGCTTGGCCACATGTGCAGTGGCAGATGTAATGTATCAGGATAGAATGAGAAAAGATGATGCAGGAAGGGAGATCGCAAGTGAGAACAACGATGGATACAGTGTAAGTTTTGTGACGAGTCAGAGCAAAACAACAGGCACTGTGGAGCACCGTTGTAAGAAAGCAGCGTATCCTTATCTTGCACATACAGGTCTCTTATACAGGGGGGTGTGGTCCGTATGATGACAAATGCAGATCTGACGATCTATAACAAGCGTGGTGTAAATAAAAAGACAGCACGGACTGTTTACTTAAAGACTCAGATCAGAGGTGTTAGTTTCTACACAAAACAGGTAACAAACGTATCTGATCAGGGCCTTAAATCTGCTGATCTGTATCAGATTCGCATCCCATTATCAGCGGATACACAAGGAAAGCAATACATTGATGCAGATCAGTATAAGAAACTATCTGATGAAGAAGCAGTTCATTATTGGACGATTAACAATGGCGATCTATTTGGAAAAGGGTTGTTAGAAGACTTTGAAAAAGAATCAGAGTTTTTAGAAAGACAGTACACAGGAAAGATATTGTCTTTTTCTGATAACCGAAGAGGAAACTTGCAGCATTGGAAGATCGGAGGTGCTTAAGATGGCAACTAGGGTGAAGATAGAACTTTCACCAAGTCAGATTTTGGTCACACGAGGATTACAGACGAATGGACCAGCACAAAGATTCTTTACAGGAGAACTACGAAGGAAGATGGATCCTTATGTTCCGTTTTTAAATGGTCCATTAAAAAACACAGCAATCGAGAATGAAGATTCTGTTCAGTACATAACACCTTATGCTCAAAGGCAGTATCACGAAAATAAAGGAAAAGGATTGCGTGGAAAAGAATGGGATAAGCGGTGTTGGGCAGATAACGGAGATCAGATCGTTCAGTCTGTTGCAGATTATGTAGGAGGAAAAGCCGAATGAGTGTGATCGCAAGTGTAAGAGCCTTTATTCAGGATTATCCAGGACTATCAACGTTTGATGATCTAGTTGGAGTTGAACATCTTCCAGAGGATACGAAAAGCTATGCGGTCGAGGCATCTGTTACATCCCAACCGATTAAAAAAAGATATATCAACGGCGATACAGAACGTCGTTTTAATTTTGTTCTGGCAAGCCGTGAATACTTCGGTGCAGATGTGGCAGAAAATATTGACATAGCGGAGTTTTATGAAGATTTTTCAGATTGGTTAGAACGATGCACGATCAATCAAGAACTTCCAGAGATGGATAAAGGAAAAAGAGCAATTAAAATACAGGCACTGACAAATGGTTATGTGTATAACGCAGATGCGACAAAAGCACAATACCAGATTCAGTGCCAATTAATTTATTATCAAAAATTAGGAGGAATATAACATGCCAGAAACAGCAAGCAAGACAGTAAAACAGCGTTACCAGGAAGCTTCTTACTTAAAAGTAGGAGAAAACTTCGAACTTATGGGAACAGGTTTCACAGAGTTAAATGAAGATCCTGGAGCACAGACAACAAGCAAAAAATACATCAATGATAAATCATCTACATCTTCTATTACAAGTTATGAAGGTGAACACGGATTTACTGCAGATCAGATTCCGTCTGAAAAGGTTATCAAGGATCTGGTCAGTATTGGTAAAGAGAGAAAAACAGGAGCAGATGCAGAACGTGAATTTGTTCGCGTTGATCTGGATGAAAAAGCAGATGGAGATACCACTGGGACAGTATTCAAAGCACGTATGTTTACCGTAGCTGCTGAAATTTCAAGTTTCTCTGATAATGACGGAGAATTACAGGTTGAGGGAACACTTCACGACAAAGGAGATCCTGTTATGGGTAAATTTGATACAAAGGCAAAGACATTTACACCGGATTCAGCAACGGAGTAAACGAAAGCGAAGCTTGAAATTGGAATTAAGGAGTAAGATATATGTTTATTTGGAATGGAAAGAAGCTCGCATTTAATTTCCTGGATGCGGACATGATGAAAAAATTTAGTGATGCAGGAAAGGAAATGTGGAAGAAACTTGGTGAGTACGAGGAGAAGAATGCAGAAGATGGAAAAATCAAGGCAGAGGGCGTGGCGTATGAGTCAGAAATCATAAGTGAGTTTTTTGACGAGGTATTTGGAAATGGCACCGCTGATGAAATCTTTACATCAAAACATGATCTGACAGAAAGAACGAAAGCAATTAAGAAGCTTTATTCTATCAGAGATTCACAGTTAGCTGGTCATACAAAGAGAGTCAACGATCTGCACAAGATGATTGGAGCTGAATGATCAGAAGAGAACTCCCGGTGTCAGTAGATATCGGGAGTAAAACATATAAGATCGATGCTGATTTCCGAACGACCATGAATGTTGAAGGAATTATTTTTGGAAAAGAAGTTACCGATGATCAAAAGAAGTTTGCAGAAGAAATGATGAAAGAGATCGATATTGAAGAAAAAGATGCGATCGCAAATGCAAAATATTATGATGCACTAAAACTTTTTTACAGAAACAATGTTCCGGATGATCTAGAAGAAGCTATGGAAAAAATGCTGTGGTTTTATTCCTGCGGCAAGGAAGATGAACAATCCAAAACGAAAACAAAGAAAAAAGTGATCAGCTTTGAATATGATTTTGATTATATCAATGCAGGGTTTATGCAGGATTATAAGATTGATCTGTTCGAGGTTGATTTTTTGCATTGGTGGAAGTTTATGTCGCTATTCAGTGCCCTTCATGATGATTGTAAGATTTGCGAGATTATCGGATATCGTGGGGCAGAGTTAAAGAATTTTGACAAAGAACAGAGAAAAAGGATAAGGGAGATGCAAAAGATCTATGCACTTCCGGATGATATAAGTAAAGAAGAGAAGAAGAGACAGGATGAGATAACGCAGATACTGCTAAATGGCGGTGATCTGTCAGGAATATTGTAAAAAAAGTCAAATTCTTGCAATGTGCATAAAAAATATGCGTAAATCGAGAATTTTGAGAAGAAAAATGCATCACAAAGGTGATGCAAAAATAGGAATTAAACTTAAAAAGATTATGAAATTTGCACAAATGGAAAATGACAGAACAGACAATTAGTAGTTTAGAAGTCGCAGATATGGTAGAAAAACAGCATAAGAATTTGTTGAGAGATATTACAAAATACAACGAGGAACTCAACCAGCTCAAAATTGAGCCCGTTGAATTTTTCAGAGCCAGTACATATAGGGATGGGAAAGGAGAAAATTTAGAAGTCGATTTAACCGACATCCGAAAATTTAGAAGTCACTATTATTGACTTCCGGATATGCATAGTATATGCTTTCGAAAGAATCAACGAGGGGGAATATTCACTCTGTTAGCCAAGTC